GATGATCCTTTTGATGGCTCTGGTAGCCCTGAAGGTACTCCTGAAGATACTTCTGATGATGATCCTTTTGATGGCTCTGGTAGCCCTGAAGGTACTCCTGAAGATACTTCTGATGATGATCCTACTGGTGGTGGCGGTGAAAACGGTGGAGTAGACCCTAGAGAGCCAGAAGAACCAGATGAACCTACTACTGGTGGTGGTAGTAGTAGTGGTGACGACTCTGAAGAACAAGAGCCTATTACTGGTGGAGGAGGTATGTTTACTGGTTTAGGAGGAGGAGGCTCTGGTAGAAAAGGATACATGGATAATTTAGGTTACGGCCTTCCTCAGTTTGTAGCTGTGCCTTATCAACTTAAAGACTATAATGTTGAGCTTAATCGTTTGATAAATGATAGTTTGTTTAGTTAGGGAATAGTTTAATGACATATTTAAATGCAGTAAACAGTGTTTTAAGAAGACTACGAGAAAACGAAGTAGCTACAGTTCAAGCAACAGGCTACAGTAAGCTCGTTGGTGACTTTGTAAATGACGCTAAAGACTTAGTTGAAAGTGCTTGGGATTGGTCATCATTACGTACAACTTTAGCTTTTAACACAGTAGCTGACACAGTTAATTACTCCTTAACAAACAGTGGAGACAAAATAAAAGAACTAAACGTACTTAACGACACGTCTAATCTTAAGATGCAGTACCAGACAAACAACTGGTTTGACGAACAGCTTTACTTGAACAATCCTCTTACTGGTTCACCTAGATACTACACTTATGCTGGAGTAGACGGTAATGGAGACATGACGATTGACGTTTACCCAAAACCAGACGCAGTTTATGCTTTACGTTTTGACGCTGTTATTCGTAACTCTGTTTTAACGAGCGACTCAGATTCTATAGCAGTTCCTGAAAATGCAGTAGTACAACTAGCAGTAGCTCTTGCTTCAAGAGAACGTGGAGAAACAGGCGGTACGTCAACTGCTGAGTACTTTACTATAGCTAATAGATATTTAGGAGACGCTATAGCACAGGACGCAGGTAGACACCCAGAAGAAACTATTTTTTATACACCTTGAGACAATAGATGGCACAACAACTAAACAGTATCAACCTTGTCGCCCCAGCGTTCAAAGGTATTAATACAGAAGACTCGCCTCTTGCTCAAGACCCTTCTTTTGCAGAAGTAGCTGATAATGCTGTAATAGACCGACGTGGACGTATAGCAGCACGTAAAGGACTTAGTGTTACTACAACAAACAAAACTCAACTAGGTTCAGGTAAAATAAGAGCTATAAAAGAATTTAGGAACGACGCAGGGACCACTAAGATATTTTCAGTAGGTAACAACAAGATACTAAGTGGCACAACGACGTTAGCTGATGAAACTCCTGGTGGTTATTCTATCTCTGCTGACAACTGGAAGATGGTAAACTTTAACGACAGTGTTTACTTTTTCCAACGTGGGTTACAGCCTCTTATTTACAATACAGTTGCTTCAGGTTCTTCAGGAGGTGCTAACAGTAGCGTAGTAACACTTAGTTCAGTTAATAGTGCTGCTGGGTTAACTTCGGCTAAGTACGGTAATGAAGTGTTAGCAGCTTATGGTAGGCTCTGGACTGCTGACTTTAGCACAGATAAGTCTACGATATACTGGTCGGACCTGTTGTCTGGACACATATGGACAGGCGGTAGTTCAGGCTCTCTTGACATATCTCAAGTCTGGCCTGACGGTTACGACGAGATTGTAGCTTTAGCTGCCCATAACAACCACCTGATAATTTTTGGTAAACGTAGTATTGTAGTTTACTCAGGAGCTACTGCACCTGCTTCTATGACTCTAGCAGACACGGTTTCTGGCGTAGGTTGTGTAGACAGAGACACAGTTCAATACACAGGTACAGACGTAATATTCTTGTCTCAGACAGGTTTAAAAAGTTTTGGTAGAACCATACAAGAGAAGTCTATGCCTATTAGTAATCTATCTTCAACAATTACTAAAGACATTATTGCTTTACTAAGTTCAGAGACAGAGTTTTTTAGGTCCGTGTATTACCCAGAGGAAAACTTTTATTTACTTACATTTACTGGACATAATACAACCTTTTGTTTTGACATACGTGGTACTCTTGAGAACGGAGCGTACAGAGCTACACGTTGGCCTGGAACTGGGTTTACTTCTTATGAACGTAAAGACAACGGTACTTTATTGCTAGGCGGTTTACACGGACTTGGTTCCTATGCAGGGTACTTAGACAACAACTCAACTTACCGCTTTCGGTACACAAGTCCTGAGTTAACATTTGGTGACACTACTAAACTTAAGTTTCTTAAAAAACTTAGGCCAGTTATTGTAGGAGGAAGCGGAGCCAATATATTTATTAAGTGGGCTTACGACTTTAAATCAAAAACAGGCACTAGCGACATAACACTAGCAACACAAGCAAAAGCTTTTTTTAATGAAAGTCAGTTTAATATAGGTCAGTTTTCGACAGGTGAGTTTGTAACAACAGGTTTAGACGTTAATGCTAACGGTAGTGGCGGTAGCGTTTCTATTGACATGGAAGCTGACATAAACGGAGAAGAATTATCTTTACAGGAAATCAACGTGCTTGCAACAGTAGGTAGAACAATATGAGTAATTATACTAAAACAACAGACTTTGAAGCTAAAGATAGTTTACCTTCTGGAGACGCTGGTAAAATTATTAAAGGAACAGAGTTTGAAGTAGAATTTGACAACATAGCAACTGCAATGGCTACAAAAGCAGACTTGGCTGGACCGACGTTCACAGGCACTGTAACTATAGGGGCTTTGACTTTTAATGGTACGTTGTCTACAGGAACTATTGACGGAGGAACGTACTAATGTCTACCGTATTAGAAAGATTATTAGGAGGAGCAGGGACCGCTGCTGGTCTAGCTTTAGCTGCTAAAGGGTACAAAGACGTAGGAGACATAGGTAGAGAAGCTTTTGAACGTATGTCTACAGGCTTTACAGACGAAGCCACAGGTGAGTTTACTCCTGGTTTAGCAGGAATGTTAGACGAAAGGTTTGAGTTTCAACCCTACACCGTCACAACAGCAACAGGCGGTCAGTTTGGTATGACTCAGGACCCTGAAACAAAGCAAATGACGTATGACATTCAAACGTCTCCTGAAGAACAGAACCTACAGGAAGAACAGTTGCGTAGGGCAGAGTCTTTCTTTAATTTAGCAGAGACAGGCACAACGCAACGTGAGCAAGACATATACAACCGCATGAGGGCAGCACAAGCTCCTGAAGAAGAACGTCAACGTCTTGCATTAGAACAACGCTTGGCTAACCAAGGACGACTAGGTGTACGCACGTCCATGTTTGGAGGAACCCCTGAGCAACTAGCGTTGGCACAAGCTCAGGAAGAAGCTAAGAACAAAGCTATGTTAACTGCGTTGGAGTTTGCAGGACAAGAGCAACAACGACAGGCACAGTTGGGTACAGGTATGTTGGCCGCAGGTTACGTACCGCAAGCACAGTTGTTAAGTGGGTTACAACCAGGAATAACAGCAGCAGAACAACGTAGACAAGCCATGGCACAACAAGCAGGGGCATTTGGAGAAACTTATGCAACAGGACTTGAGGCGTTGCTACAGTCAGCACTAGGTCAGGCTAATATTGCTGGAATGGTTGGCGGTAGTATTGCTACAGAAAGCTTAGGCGGTCTATTTAGTTAAGGAGAATTTATAATGGCTACATTTTCAAGAGGGTTTTTGTCTCAACTAGGTCAACCTGCTATGTCCCAAAGTTTGTTTAACTTAGGTTCTGCGCTTGGTAGTGTCCCTGGTGCTATGAAAGCCAAAAGAAAAAGAGAAGAAATAGCAGGGATTGACTTAAAAACCTCTGAAGGACTAACGAAACTAGCTACGTACTATCAGTCCATAGGTGACTTAGCAAAGGCTGCTGAAGTTGCTCAAGCAGCACAACAGCTTAAATTGTCAGAAGACCAACAAATTGCTTTTCAAACATTAAAAGGCAATCTAGGACAGAGAGCTAAAAAAATAGGACTAGACGAGATTGCTAATAACATAGCTAATTTTTCTTATCAGGACAGAGATTTATTAGTACAGGTAGCCTCTGAGCTAAGACAAGAAGAAATAAAAAACCTAGCTAAGAACCCAGCAACTAGAAAAGCACTAGCAGTAAATCTTGGTTTAGTCAAAAATGCAGAAGAATTTGAAGAGAGAAAAGAAGAGTTTATGTCAATGACTGAACAAGGTTTTGCTTCTTTAGTAACTGGTGCAAAAGGAGAATTAAAAGCTTTTGAAACAAAGGACCCAAAAGACGGCAGAACAAAAATTAAAACTTATAGAGTAAACAACGCAGGTTTAGTTTTTGATGAGGCTAAATTTAGATTTGTTCAACCCAGTGAAGTTGGTATAATAAGAGAAGCAGCTAAAGTAACTAAAGTTGAAAATATTGCAGCAGGTATGGCAGATGAGTTATCTAAAGCAGGTGCAAAGAACTTCGCTGAACTTTACGAAGGAGCAAGAGCCGCTGGTTTAACTTTAGACTCTATAGACAAAACTTTTCCTAATATTGACAATATGTTTACAGGAAAACTAGCAGAAGTTAAATTATCAATTTCAAAGTATGCTCAAGAATTCGGACTAGATATTAGTGATCTGATTGGTGACGACACTATAACTAATACTGAAGAATTTATGACTAGGGCAGCAGATAGAGTTGCTCAGTACATTAAAAATTTAGGAGCTGGTACAGGACTTTCTGATGCAGACAGAGAGTACTCTGAAAGAGCAGTAGGAGGGCAGATTAAGCTTGATGCAAAAACTTTAAAAAGATTGCTTACTTCTTTACGAAGAGCAGCAGAAAATAAAGTAACAACATATATGAATACAAAAGAAAAACTTAGTAAATCACTTGGTGAAGGCAACCAAAGTGCTTTAGATTTTTTCCCTGATATTGTTGCGAAAGATCCAAGCGTTCCTATGGGTCGTGATGCGGCTGTCAATGAATTTCTAAAAAATGTAAATAATCCAGACTAGGATTCTAATTATTATGTCTATGGTTGAAAACGAATACACTCAAGAAGAATACATAGCTGGTATACGAAAAGCCCAAGAACAGGGTAATACGGCTATGATGGAAGCTATTGCTAAAGAAGCTGCTTTAGTATACCCTAATTATAGATATGAACCTCCTCCTGGTCCTACTATTACGGAAAAAGTTAAAACAGGTTTAATGGACTACGGTAAAACTGTTTCTCGTAATGTTTCAGAGTTTGATCCTTCTGAGTCCCTTTCAGAGTTTCCTGAAAAAGTAACTAAAAGAACAGAAAGAATATTAGGAGAAGATAAATTTGACTCTCCTATGGGAATAAAAAAGGGGTTAGTAGCTGGTTCTCAAGTTATTAGAACAGGAACAGAATTAGCTTTTGATTCTCTTGGGATAATAATTCCTGATTCAATTAAAAAAGGTGCTGAGACAGTCTGGAACACAATAAAAGATACTGATGCAGCTAAAAAAGCAGCAGAAGCTTTAGAGGTTGGTTATGAGGCTTACTCTGAGTTTGCCGAAGAAAACCCTGAATTTGCAGAAACTTTTGAAAGCACAATAGACGTAATGGCTGTATTAACTCCTGGTTCTAAAAGTCAAATAAATACGTTTACTAAACCTGCTGAAAGAGCAAAAGAAAAATATAATGTACTTGTAAAAACTGAAAAGCGAAAAAAATTAAAAGAATTATTAGGCCCACAAAAAGTTGGAGAAAGAGGTTACGAAGGAGAGTACGAATCTTTAGGAGGAATCCTTGATAAAACAGAGTACGTTCCTACACCGTCAGAACAAAAAATGTTAGATATTTTGACAGATACTCCAAGTATAAATGCGAATGATACTTTTGTAAAAATGTACAACAAAATTCAAGAAGAAGTAAGAATAGAAGATAATAAATTAAAAGTTGGTATAAGACAACAAGGAAACCCTAAGTTTTCAGGTGAAAACTTTAAAATACTTCTTGGATCTAAGTTAAAGAAAGAATTTGAAAAAGGTGCAGAATATAACGGTTTAAGCACAGAATCTCAAAAAATAGCCAACAGGTACTTAAAAAAAGCCATTGAACTAATAAACGACAATAAAGCAGATGCGTTAGGTTTGCTAAAAGCTAGAAGAGAATTTGATAGGTTTGTAAACCAAGGATCAAAAGGCGGTATTTTAGACCCTACGTCAGAACAAGCAAAGAGTGTCGCTGGTCGTTATGTAAGAAACATATTAAACGATAAGTTAAAAAGCATAGCAGGTAAAGAAACAATAGAAACGTCTCTTGACCGTATGCACCAGCTTTTAAACGCTCGTGATATTGTTAGTAAGAGAAGAATAGGAGAAGGGGGCAATAGACTATCAAGAGTATGGGACAAAATAAGTGATGTCTCAAATCTTCCTAGCACTCCTCTTGCTCTTTTTGCTACATTAAGAGTACCTGCTGCTGGGCTTGTTGGACTAGGTGTAGGAGGAACGACAGGGGCTGTAGCAGCAGGAACCACTGTTTTTATTGCTTTAAAAGCTGCTGATAAAAAAGTTCAAGTAAAATATTACGGTAAACTTCTTTCAGGAATAGATAAAGCAATTAAAGCCTACAAAAGTGATAAAAATTTAGTAAGAGAGCTTAAAGCAGACAAAGCTTACTTTGTATACTTACTAGATCAAGCTAGACAAGAAAAACAAGAAGAGGCTGTTGTAGCCCCTTAGTTAACCTTGTTTGTCTAAATAGTCCTTTATAGCTGCCTTAACAGCGTCTTCAGCTAACACAGAACAGTGTATCTTCACTGGTGGCAACGCTAGTTCGTCTGCTATCTCTGTGTTCTTGATTTCCGTAGCTTCCTCCAGAGTCCTGCCCTTAACCCACTCAGTCAGTAGTGAACTAGACGCAATGGCACTACCGCAGCCGTAAGTCTTAAACTTAGCGTCTTCAATAATGCCCTTGGCTCCTACCTTTATCTGTAGTCTCATAACGTCACCGCAAGCTGGCGCTCCTACCATACCTGTGCCTACGCTTTCGTCGTCTGAGTCCATCTTACCGACGTTCCGTGGGTTTTCATAGTGGTCCATTACTTTGTCACTGTAAGCCATGTCGTTACAACTCGCAACTATTGCCAGTACAGGCTAACTGCTGTGAGCCTTCAGTCATGTCTGACTCTTCATTGACGTTCCAGTCTATCTGTTTCGGAAACCCTTTGACTAACTCGTCGTACACTTCTTTGTCAACAGGCTCGTAAGGGGCTTGTTGGTACGTGTGTTCTGAGTAAGGTAAGAAGCTTATGCCACTTATCTTGTCAAAGTTGTTGTACAACCATTGCCCCACTTGTAGGAACTCGTCGTCCCTGTAGTAACACGTCATGCTAGGCTTGTGTTCACACCAGAAGTCCTGGTAAGTCTGCCAGAGACATAGCTGTTCCATAGCTCCCATGTCGTTAGCCACCACAGCCCCTTCAGGAGACTGTATAGGGAACGAAAAGACTTTAGTAGTAGGAGACATCACGTCTTCCTCTACAGGGACTCCTGCGGCTTCTAAGACACCACAGAGGGGATCTCTAGCGTCTGCCCTAACTCTTCTTATGTACTGTTCTGAGTACCTTGGGTGTATCCCTGACGCACTGTCCACTAGTTGACTCACAGTGCCGCTTGGCTTAACAGCAGTAATAGCAGTACTAGCGTTAATTTTAAGACGCTTGGCCCACTTCTTGTTAGTCTGTATAGCTTCTTCTTTAAGTTGTGTAAGCCAGTGTTGCAAGTCTGCACGTCCTGATCTCCCTGAAAGTATTGGGTGGTCCATAATTCCTGTTAATGATACACCAAGCAGAGCTTCTTCTTCGGTGTTGTCTTTCCATACTTTTCTTAAGTACCTGAAGTCAGTCAGGGTAGCCTGTAGCGTACCCAGTACAGCAGCAGTCCTGACCTTAAGACGTAACCCCTGTAACGTGTCGTCTGCCCTGATAACGACTTCAGACAGGTTACAGAACTGGTAAGGTCTGAGTATGATCTCTGAACACGGATTAGTACCAAACTCGTAGTCTGCGTCTCTACGTCCATTCTTAGCTGCCTGTTGTTGACTAGCTACTCTACTGAACACACCTCTTTCTCCTGCCCTAGACTCGTAAAGGCTTTTCCATTCGTCCAGGAAAGAGTCAAAGTCTGGTTTCTCTGTGTAACAAGCAGAGTTATTCGCTAGGCCACGTTGGGGATTATCTACCCACCACTGTCCTGACTTACAGCGTCTTATTCTGTCGTCAGTGAGATTACTGAGACTGATGAGAGCAGACCGTCTGACTCCCCCGACGACGACGATTTGTGCAATCTTACAGCAGAGATCGTGACACTCGATGGAACTAAGTTTTCTTCCAGCAGCGCCAGTAAAAACTTCGACGGTGAACTTGAAGAGATCGACAAGAGGCTCAGGACCACTTGCTCTACCACCGAAGGTTTTAAGGGGTTGCCCTGAAGAACGAACTCCAGATACGTCCCACTTTGGAATCTGACCTGAATACAACATTGCAATAAGTTCCCTAAATGCTTTTGCCCATCCAATCTTAGAGTCAGCGACGAATATAACTGTATCGGTATCATATAATTTTTCTGCAACCTCTGGAAGTTTGTTTATGTACTGACGCTCAACGCTAAACCCTACTCCTGTCCCACACATTAGGACGTACATCATCTCGTCAAATGCTTTAGGGTGGTCTATAGGTAAGTAAGAACAGTTGAACCCAGCTACGTTGTCTTTGTCTAACGCTGCACCAGCAGTCATCAAAGCTCTCATACTAGGCATTACCTGTAAGTCATGTATCTGTTTGTAAATGTCCTGAGCTTCTTTGCTCGTGATGTACTCTTTGTCCTGCCAAAAGTTCAAGTACCTGTTCACTGTTTCAGACCAAGACTCTCTGCGTTGCTCCTCTGGTAAGTAACGCGCGTACCTAGATTTGTGTATGTACTGTTGATAAGCGTCCATTATATTTCAAATTCTCCATGTGTTAGTATTGACATTTTTATACGGTCAAGTAAAAAGTAAAGTTCTTCGTTGTCCATGTTAGTAGACACCACTAATGTATCTTTTGACTTAACGATACAAAAAGCCTTGTCGTACTTGTCTAAGTTTTCTGTGTCTGTAATACATTCAAACACTTTAGCAACTTCTTTTTTGTCTCCGAAATTTCCTTTTATGACGTTCATTACTCCTGTTCCTCTGTCAGTCTTTTCAAGTACCACTGACATTTCTTGAGGTCCTCTACTGGTTTGCCTTTGTATCTGTACCTCCAGATGTATTTAAGGGCGTTACCTTTTAAGTACCCTTTGAACTCTACTGGAGACATGCTTGCTTTGATTGCGTCAATAGCTTCTATGTCTCCGCTGTTGTAGTGTGGGGGTTTGTTTACGTTGTCTTCTGCTAACTTACCGTCAAACACTTCGGACCACGCTTTAGGTTTACCTGCGTTGTAAGCTCTGTCCCAGGCTTCGGGTGTTTCGTCATTCAGTCTCATCTTCGTCCTCCTCTTCATCTGCAACGTCCTCTTCAAAGTCGTCTAGTCTGTTTATAAATTTGTCTTCAAACCTGTCCAGTAACTCTTCTGAGGTAATCTCCAGAGCCTCTAACAAGTCGTCAGAATCATAGGTGTTCAGTACACGTTCTTTAATTTCCTCCATTGTTAGTGACATAACCTATCAACTCCTCCAACGTGTCCACTGAGTACCAACGAATGTTTTCTTTTTCGCACCATTTAGACATGGTTAACTTACCTCCTTTTCTTACTTTCTTTTCTGGATTCATAAGTACAAATACAAGTTCCTGTCCTTCGGGTAAACTATCTCTAACGCTGGTGTATTTCTTAGTGTCTCCCTCTCTGAAGAAGCCTTTACACTCAACAAGTGTACCTGTAGAAGTGTGTACAAAATCAGGACAGTACTTACGATAAACAGTATATGGGACCATGAAAGGTTCATAGGCAAATCCTTTTAGTATTTTGGAAACTGTGTGTTCAAAGTTACTACGAAATTTCAATTTCTTGGACCTTCGGCTCATTTTTTACCTCTGTTAAGTAACGTGGACCTGTGGAGTACAAGAAAGCTCTGAGGTTGGGCCAACAGGTTTTCTTGTAAGCACAGTACGAACAACCCACAGCCAGCTTCATGTTACCGCTTTTGCCTTCAGGTACAGCCTCGTAACAAACCTCTGGTGGGGCCTTTTGTTTAACAACTTTCTTGATGTGTTTAATCTTGTCCTTCATGTCGTAAGAGATAAGATTATTTATAGGAGCTTGAGTGTCCGACTCGTCGTACATAAGGTAAGTCAAATGTCCATTCTGTTTGTCCATTGCTAACCAACCGTACTTAGTCTCACCTTCAGAAGCTGCGTAACCTTTTATCTGTGCTACGTATCCGAAAGGATCGTCATAAGCTACAGAGCCTTCTTTGAACTTCTTGAAACCGTAGGTAGAAGCAGACTTAACGTCAGTCACTACTCCGTCTATCTTACAGTCCATAGAGCCTTTGATGCCTTCTACTTCACAGGATTTCTGTTCGTCGGTTACTTTGTGTCCTGCTACTCTAGCCAAGAACAAAAGCATTTCTTCTATGAGGTGTCCGTACATGAACTTAATGTACGTATGAGGAAGTATGTCCTCTCCTTTCTCAACGTCGTTGTACACGTTCCAGAGAAACCTGTCTTTACGTCCTATGTTGGACATACGAAGCTTTCTACTGTCGTCGTACTTTTCTGTGAACTGCTGACGCATAAGGTCTTTGACGTTCTCACCAAACTGTTCGATACAAGCGTCTATGTCTACGTCTTCAGAGACTTCTTTTGTGTCTACCAGTTTGTATATGTCACTAACTAATGTATGTATGCTTTTCATTTTCTATGGTCCACCCATCTGAGTTTACGAGTGTCAGGTTCAAAGGCAAGGAAGACAACTCCCTTTTCTATTTGTTCCTGAGTCCTTTTGCTTTTCACTGTTTTAATACCTCCCCTTAAATCTGTTCTAGTCGTTTTAACGTCAACTAAAGTTGTTATTCCGTCTTTGTAGGCTATTAAGTCTATTGGGCCTGTACAACCAGCGTTCCTAAAAACCTCGTAGCCGTTGTCCCATAACCAAGTAACTGCATAGTATTCTGCTAAGTCTCCTTTTCTACTTGATGTTTCTGTTGGTTTAAATACTCTGTTGCCGTCTTTTTTTAATTTAACTTCTGACATCAGTGTGTCTCCGCCCATGTTGTACCAATTTTATATTCACCGTCCAGAGGACAACGAAGCCCAAACTCTATTCCTGCCGCCTTCAAGCACTCAACCCCTAGCCAACCAAACTTGTCTGCATGGGCTTCACGTACTTCCGTCTGTACTTCGTCATGTATGTTACCTATGAACTTGTAGTCTAGCTCCCATTCTTTTGCGTACTTGTCCAGGATTACCAAAGCCTTCTTCATAACAATCGCACCTGCCGCCTGTAACAGAGTATTCAGTGCAGCGTGTCCTGATCTGACATGAAGTCTTCTACCGTCAAGGCCCCTGATATAACCTCTTCCAGACGCTCGTACAACTCTTTCTCGTAAAGACTCAAGAGAAGGTGTGTTTCTAAGAAATCTTTCCTTAAGTCCAGCACCGTCTCTTGCACTTCCTCCAACAATAGTACCGATTTTTGCGTCCCCTGCTCCATAGAGAAAAGCGTAAATAAAAGTTTTTGCCTGATCTCTGTTTGCAAGTCCTGCAGCCATTTGATTTCTGGTATGAACGTCTTCTCTAAGTAAGACATTGGTAAACTCCTTGTCGTCCATGTAGTGAGCTAACATACGTAACTCTAGTCCACTAGCGTCAAACCCTACGAGCTTAGTACCACTAGGGACTGTCCAACAAGAGCGACACTCCGTACCGTAAGGTTTACTACTGGCAGGTATCTGAGCCATGTTAGGGTTCTGGTGTGTCATACGTCCTGTGACTGCACCGTTACTGATTACCCTGCCATGAACCCTGCCTGTGTCTTCATTAACGTGGTCAAGCCATGAGTGGACCTGTGCGTATCTTTTTTGTAGCATCAAGTACTCACTCACAGCTTTAGCTTCTGGTAAGTCAATCGTTTCTAAAACGGACTCGTCCACGATTGGGTTACCTTTTTCAGTAGTTTTTCCAAAAACCGCACCAAGCTCTCCCAAGCGTTTCGCAATTTGCTGCCTACTGCCAACATTAAAGGTTTCCACCTTGTCTTTAAGTCTCCTACCCGTCTTCTCAGAGTATCTTTCATGGACGATAGGTGGGAACTTACTTTGTAAATCATCTTCGATAACATTCATTCTCTCCTTAAACGTAGCGCACAACTCATGTGCTAATTGCTGGTCTAAAGTCCAACCGTTTTTCTCCTGTTGGTTAGTTATGAACTGCACTTGGTGTTCCAAGTCTAAAGAAACACTTGAGAAACACTCCATGTCCTTCGTTAACTTCTGGTGTACTGCTTCAGTAAGTTCCACGTCACGTATGCAGTACTTTATCATGTCTGCGCTCAAGCAAGTCCAGTCATTATGATCTCCTTTTGGGAAGCCTAACTCATTACCCCAGTTCCTCAGAGAATGTCCTCCAGACTTACTTGGGTCAGCTAGACGTGATAACACTAGCGTATCAATAATCCTCTCAGACGCAACTGAAAGCCCCCAGAGACGATTTAGCACTGGGAGGTCGTACCCTATTAAGTTGTGTCCAACTACGCTCACAGAGCTTCTGAGGGCTTCTGAGAGGGTTTCTGGGCTAGTGTGTATCTGGTTTACTCCATTTTCCCTTGTCACGACGCACCAGATGCGTGTGGGGTTCAAGCCGTCGGATTCTAGGTCAAGATAAATCAAAAGTCGTCTCCTGTGTGTGGGTTAGCGACTTCGGACAATCTACCAGTACCACGGTCGTACTGTAGCCAACAAGCAGGTCCTGTTTCTCCTGTGTAACGATTCTTAAGGACACGTACTGTCGTAGTGTTCCTTATGTCTTCGTTCTCGTGCTGTTGGTCCCTTTCCATACCTATTACAATGTCGGACAACTGTGCGATAGCCTGTGACCCTCTTAGCTCACCTAAGCTTATCTGCGCTCCGTCCTCATGCGCCCTACCCTGTGACCGCCTCAAGTGAGAAACAAGGAACAGAGCTATCCCTGTTTCCGCTACGAGCGTCCTGAGCTTAGTCATTATCTCGTCGATTGCTTTCCTTTCGTCTCCTGACTCCTGAGAAGAAACGACGATGGACAAGTGGTCCAACACTACGAACTTGCAGTCCAAGGACTTAGCCATGTACCTGACCCTAGCTAACAGGTTGTCGGTTGAGGTAGAACCCCAGTGGTCAAACAAGTAGTACCTACCTGTACCCAGAGTAGACTCCCAGAAAGGCTTAAGCTGTTCTACTGGTGTGTCTTCTTCCAAGTGTAAAGGACGGTTAGCGGCCACTGACATGATGCCTAGTGTCGTTCTTGCTAGGTCTTCTTCTAGCGCAAGGACTCCTATATTGCCTTCGCATCTATTGAGAAGATCAAACTCTAGCTCACGGATAAATTGGGACTTACCCATGCCAGAGCCGCTAGTGATTGTTACGAGTTCATAAGGTCTATGTCCTCTTGTTAAATGGTTCAAGCCTTCCCACGGATAAGATACTGATTTTACGTTCCTTTTTTCTACTAATCGTTCCCAAGTTTCCAAACCAGGAACAATACCGTCGGGCTGATAAACCTTGGCGTTCCACCATGCTTGTGTAAACTCTTTCACTTTGTTAGCCACGAGCATGTCACTAGCGTCCTTCAATGGGAGCTTAATGATCTTCAGCTTACTGGGACTGAATAAGTCTTTCACAGCGTCTACAGCGTCCTGCCCTGCTTTGTCGTTGTCAAAACAAAGTAAGACAGTCTCGTAGCTTTCAAGGAACTCTAGCTGTTCTTTTACTTCCTTAACTGCCCCTGCTGCACCTGCACGTAAAGAAACTACCTGCGCCCTTTTGCCTAGCATCTCGTACACAGCAAGAGCGTCTAACTCTCCTTCCGTTAATGTGATGTAGCGATTAGCTGTACAGGTGTTCTGACCAAAGAACCCTACGTTAGCGGTTGAGCCGTTGCAGTAAAAGTTTTTGGTCTTAACGTCCCTGACTTTAGCAGACGTAACCTCCAAGGTGTCTTGGTTGTAGTAAGGGTAAAAGTGTTTGACTATCTCACCTGAAGGAGAGTACTCCACTGTCACACCGTACTTAGCACAAGTCTCCTTTGAGATCCTACGTTGTGGAATGGCCGCTACTGTACCACCCATGTCTAAAGGCTTGTTGTTACCTGTGTTTCCTGTCGTCGTCGTTGTCGTCATACCTGTTGTACCGTTTATGTGATGGTTACAACCAACGGAGAAGCAATGAACTCCTCCGTCGTCGTAAGTGGCTAGAGCGTCCGAAGAACCACACTTCGGACAACTCTCGTGACCTATGAACTTAGCCATATTGAAAGTCACTGTCTTCTTGCGAAGCTTCAGCCTCTTCGATTACCTTTATTGCTTCAAGGTAAGTTGAAACACCGTGTACAGGATGAGGGTTACCCAAGCGAAACTTAACACGGACTTTAGAGTTAAACGGTATTTCTCCGTCGTACTCGTTTCCGTCCTTGTCAAACCTCTTGATTGAGAACTTGCTCTTGAACTTACGTTGTTTTTTGCCTTGGTAGTCTTTTATCTTGACTCCTTCAGCCATAAGGTCACTAGCGTCCTTCTCAGACATGGTTAATGTTAGGCTAAAGGAACCTGTGTCCTGCCCTTGGTACACGTCGTGTTGCGTGACGTTGGAAAAGTTTACAGTCCCTTCCAAGACTTTTGCTGTTGATGCAGCCATAGGATTCAATCTCCGTTAAAGTTAGTTCGCATTATGCCGAAGCATACTAATATTATACCATAGGTCGTTAGCCTGTGTCCAACTATTTTATTCTCCTTTTTGAGTTTTTGGCATTAAAAGTAGTTCTTCTGGTTCCTCCCAGTCCAACACGTAAACGTCAGAGTTTTCTAACTCACTTGTTATGTAGTCTAGGGCTGATTCTCCTTGACAATAGCCCTCCAGGACTGTGTAAAGTACAATTTTCTCCATCTTTCTGTTAATAGTTACAGCGTCAGTCCTTACTGCTACTGGTGCTTCTTTCTTCTTGGTCATCAGCTTCCTCCTGTTCTTTCATTTGTTTTTGGATTTGCGCCCACTGTTCCTCTATGAGCTTCTCTTGTTTCTCAAGTTTTTCTCTTTGGTCCTGCATTCTCTTCTGGTCAAACCTTAGTCTGTCCCAAACAAAGGGTATCATAGTTTTCCTCCTGGTTTAAAATGGAGGAGAGATTAAGCCCCTCCTCCCCCATCTGACGTATCCAGCATCAAGCTGCCTTCGTTCCGTCAGCGGTAACTCTTACTAAAGTTGTAATCAGTAGTTGTCTTTAGTTTTCTAAGGTTAACCATTTAGTCACCTAAGTTTAACTTTAGTTATTATTATATATAACTACAAAAGTTACTCTATGGTTAACCTTAGTACTACTTATGTTTAGTATACACTAAAAATCATCTATTGTCAAGAGGTCCACTGAAATATTTATTGGTATGTCCAAATTATCGTCCAAAGTAGCCTGAAAGCTGCTACTAAGGCAAACATTACACATATCAAAGTACTCCCCATTGTGGTCCTTTTTTACCGACTCGTGATCTTCAAGGATAACATTACAAGCCCTACATCTCATGTTATAACCTCCTTACTATTGGTCTTTCCATTGTGGAACGTAAGATTCTCCTAAGCTCCTCTTCTCTTACTTCGACACAAGAGCTTCCATTGGGCCTACGTTTGCATACTGTGACTGTTCCTTTGGGTTTCTTATATTCCTTTCGTATGTCTTGTATTTCCTTTGTAGAAAGACTCTCGCAGCTTACAAGTGTACACAAAAGGATTGATAAAGTATAGACTAAAGTTTTTTTCATAGGTTTGTTTCTCCTTCGATTAAGTTGGTTATGATTGTACTACATTCTTCCGCTATTTGTCTAACCTCTTCTTGTGCTGAAACGTCGGTTCTCACTTCGATAAAGTGTAACCAGCTTCTGAGGGTTCCGTTCATGTAAAGACGGCTATTGGTTAAACCTTCTGGCAATAATGCTCTAGCTTGTTCTTTAGCTATACCATTAGATAAAGCTTGTATGTACTCACTTAAGGCTATGTCCTTAACTCTAGCTTGTGCGGATTCCCAGAACCTCATTAAGCCTCTGTCCTCTGTTTTGTTGGAGTTTTGACGATTGCTTAGGTCTTGGGTTCTAGCCTCCTGAAAGCTAAAGCCCAAAGGTTCTGTTGGATCTGCGTACCTCTGGCTAAACTCTTGGAAGCTAAAGGACCTATGCCTAAGTAATTGTCTGGCTATGGCTCTAGTTGTGTTTATCTCAAGACAGATAGAGACCATCTCAAAAGGCGACCAATGTTTGTGCTTTTGTAGGTAGTTCCATAGTTTACCCACTGAGACGTTCTTATTTTGGTTCTGAGGATTACTTATTCTAGCGCAGTACTCTACTAGCTCTTTCATAGATTCGCCTCTAGCGCCTCTTGTATGGCTTATAAGGCTAATTTTGGTTGTCATCTGTTTGTACCTCCTTTTGGTTTTGGTTTCCGTCTTTGTTTAATAACGCTTCAATTTTTGCTAAACATTGATTGCTCTGTTCTAGGTGTTCTACTAAATCGTCTAACGCTGTGAATATTTTTCCTTGGTGTAAAAAGTCCATCTGTTACTCTCCTTATACGTCGTGAATTAAACAATCGCCCCAGTATTGCATCTTACTATCTAAGTCGTCAATACGTAGCACGTCAAAGTCTTTTGCAGATTCCCAAGGCAACCATTTTCCTTTGTCGTCTTGTAACTGTTTTCTAATGGGTTCAATATCGAAGCCTTTTACTTCTCCGCTATTGTGACACCAAAAAGTCGTCTCGTAAAAATCAAATTCCAGCCTGATTGGTAATTCATCGTCAAATGTTAACTCTTCTGTCATTCTTTCCTCTAACACTTATGATCTCCTTTTCTCGTCAATGTAAACACGGATGCACTTGCTTTTTTCTATCGGCTGCCCACGGCTATATCTTTTCCAGTTATTCCCTTCTTTAAGGTACTGACCCCTAGCTCTGAGTTTATAGTCTTTTTTGTTTAAGTACTTCTTCATCAATCTCAAAAGCTCTTGTCCTTCTTCGTTGTTTGGTATTTCACTGAATACGTATCTCATAGTTTCAATCCCTCCATTATATGACAAATAACGTCCACTGTCCAACCATTTCCTAGCATCCTGTATCGTTGGGTGTTTGATACTCCTTCAGTGTATCCTTCTGGTACTGTCTGGAGTCTTTCACATTCTAGCGGTGTCAGCTTACGCCAATGTGTTCTCCCTATGTTTGTTTTAGGTTCGGTGTTACCTCCGCTTTTCGCTGTAAGCGTGGGACTTTTAGCGTTTCGGCTGTAGACTCTTTTAATAAAATCGTGTCCTTTTAGGTCTGCTGTTCCAATTTGTAGACAGCTATCAAAGACTATCTGTCTTCGGTTTTTCTCGAAGTAAGACTTCAGATTCCCTCCTTTGAAGTAGTTAGCGTCTAAACAATGGCTTTTATCTCTGTCGGTTACACTGTCGTCTTCTAGGATGTCCTTAAGTAATACCTGCTTGTCTTCGGGCTGTTTACCGCTAAAAGGTATGTTAGTCCAAAATAATCTCTTGCGGTTCTGTGCAGACACTAGCCGACTATTTATTTCTATAGGTTCGACTCCTAGTATTTCGGTAATTATGTCTTCCGATTCTTTTTTCATCTTGACATTCTCAAGCAAAAAATACTTAGGCTTAAGACTGTCCTTTAGTCGCACAAAGTCAAAGAAAAGTTTTGAACGTGGATCATCAAAATTTAACTGTTTACCTGCAAATGAGAACCCTTGGCATGGCGAACCTCCGATAAGTAAGTCTATCTTGTGTCCGTTGATTGTTGGCTTGCTAGGTATGTCTGTTATGGAACCTAGTTGTACAGTGTTAGGAAAGTTTTTTTGTGTTGTCTGTATGGCGTACTTATCGACTTCAGAGGCAAAATATTTATTAACTGGTATCCCTAAGCGGTCTAATGCTATCTGACCGCAGGACATACCATCAAAACAACTTAATACGTTTAGCTTGTTCATTTTTTACTCCCCTTTTTTCTTAATTCAAAAGTTACTGTTTCGTCTCCGTTTTTTATGCCTGTTAAAATTCTCTGTACAACGTCAGTTAATTGACTATTAGACTGTGCTAATTTTTGAGTCATAATGAGAGTCCTCATTTTTTCTGTCGCATCATCTGAGATTAACACCTCTATTTTTTTCATGTGTTTACTCTCCTTAAGATATCCATTCTTCAATTTGATCTAAATATTCGTTAACTAGCTCTTGTCCAATTATAGAAGTGTACATATTAACCACTTTTTCAGGTTCGGATAAATCCGTGTAAACTTCCCCAAAGTTGTCTTGTTCGTAGTCCTTTATAAATCCGATCACGTTAAAAGCTTCGTCTCCTAGCCATTTGACAGCCTTATAACGTCCGATGATGTAATAGTCAGAGTTAAAAACATCGATTTCTAAACGGTCTCTTGCGTCGTTTATGTCGTCGTATTGGGTTCTGTTGTCGGCTAAATAGTCGTCTAGGTGTTCCTTTATTTCGTCTCTTTTGTAGTCCATTGTTCGTCTCCTGTTGTTGTTGTGATAACCTTACTATACTTTTTTTTATTATGTCAACAACTTTTTTACATTTATTTTAACTTTTTTTCTTGTGTCTATATAGGCTGCCACATTGGCCCACACACTTGCAAAACTCGTGTCAACTTTGGGAGCTACCTATGCAAAAACCATGCCAACTTTGCGCCTCCAGGTCTCATGCAAAACTCGTGCCAACTTTAGGCGGTCACCTTATGCAAGACTCGTGCCAACTT